AATTTGCCAATTCAAAGTTTGTTTTCACTTTTGTTTTCAAATTTTGGCTAGCGCAATTATAAAAGAGTTTCACTGTTGTCAATGTCGCATCATAAACCGTGACAATATATTTAATTATTGTTTCTTTTAGCACACGCAACCTTTCTCTCCATTCGTCTTTTCGTATTTCTAAAATATTTTTCTCTTTGTTATGATACCAACATGATAATATATTTATATTCTCTTTATTAGAATACTCATCGGGATTAAATCGTATTGTAATTATTTTCTTATCATCATGTAATATCTTTTTCTCAATAAATTCATCCATTGTAAATTGAATTATTGAGAGAAAATAATATTTATATATTATAAAATGTCACAAGTTTGTAGATTTGATAATTTATGTAAAGAGAATTATTCTACTGAACAACTAATTGACGATATCTCAACCGGCAAAGTTACACAAAATAATACACATATTTTATTTTCACGTATCGTTAAGCCAACTATAATTTTTAGTATATATCAAGATTTTAATCAAGATACAGGTATGTTAAAATTAAAACGAATTTACATTGGACATGCTGATGCCATTATAAGAATAAATGTAAGTAAAATATATTATTGTACCTTAGCCGTATATAATGAGAATTACGAAAGATATGGATGTCCTAGTCATCCCAATAGTATTATAGGCAATGAAAAGGATGAAGATGAAAAGGATGAAGAAGAAGATGACTATCTACCTGCAGGTGGAAAAAGGAGAAAAACTCAAAAAAGAAGCAGAAAAAACAGAAAAAGAAGTAAAAAACAAAGAAGAAGCAGAAAAAACAAAAAAAGTAGCGGAAGACAAAGAAAAAGTAGACAAAAATAATATTTATATATTATAAAATGGAAGTATTACACCCATTGTATAATTATTTAAGTTCAGAAGGAAAAGGCCTAGCACCATTACGCCAAGATATTACAAACCAGGAGGTTGTATATGTTGATGGAACTGGTCAAATAATGGTTGGTACAGTTATACATATACCTAGCCTAGATACACTTGTAGTAACCCCTGTAGACCAGACCGGACCAGTAACTATAAGCATACCCAACAATTATGTATGTTTGGGTACTGATTTTGGCAAAAATATAGATGTGAGAATGCCTGAATCTGAATCCGATAGTATGATGACAAGTGGTGGTTATAAAAAACGTAGGAAATCACAAAAACGTAGAAAATCTAATCGCCGGCGTTAATTCGTTGAAATAACTATATTAGCACCAACACTCTTCACTTCCTTTACCTCCTTATGTTTTTTACGATGACTAGATAAACTCGCCTTCTTTGTAAAAACCTCCTGGCATATCTCACAACACCACTTCTGGTTTTGCATTGACGCGTACTTACTATACAAATACCCCTCCAAATCCGGCAACCTCAATTCATCCAGTTCAGCCAATAGCGTCTTATTCTGTTCCTTCACAATCGTACATATTCTCTCCTTCTTATTTATAAAGACCTGGACCTCCGCATTAATCCTATCCAACAAATCCTTCTCTATAACTAATCCATTCTCCGTATCATGAATACTCAACTCTGCCAATTTATTTGAGAGATTATCTATAATATCTACCGCTGTCCTAATCTTCTCCTCTGAATATTCTACATTATGTAGGTATATTAATACGCATCCATCCTCAATCTCAATAAAATAATTCGGTTTATATTGAATTCCAGAATGCTGCGAGAGAAAAATCCCATGACTCTTTTGCGCCTTGACATCTCTCAAGAACTTACTTATCTCATCCTTTTGAATCGCCAAATCATAATTCTTATTCTCAATCAAAATATTACCCTTCCCATCCCGCTTCAAAATAAAATCTCCAGCCGCCTTCATGGATGAAGATGAATTAATCACCTCTCCTGTCGGATACATTTTATTCAATACTCCCTCCAACATATTCTCCGAGTATTTCCCCTTATGATTTGAATTCACTCTGTATTTATTCAAAAATTCCTCTAATGCGGCCATGATTTTGTCGTCTCTAAGCTGCGAACTCATATTAGATTCCTTCAAACTACTCAAATTATTCGTAATCTGCTCCTGGTTTGCAGTAATAAAACTATAAATAGGCTGTTGTAAATTCTGAATCTTCGTCTCTAGACCAGCAATATATTCTCTCATATTCGCATCACTGTTTGTGCTTGAACTTAATTGTGCCCTAATATCATCAGTAATCGCCTTCTGGAACTGTTGAAGGTCCTCCTTCACCTTATTACTCACCTCCGTCTGGTTCTTCGGCAATTCATTCGTAATTCGCGAGACAAAGGACTCCGTATTACGAGTCACTGCCGCCATCAATTTGTCCATATTCTCAGTTGACGTTGACCCCAGTATCAACTTCATATTATCAATATATTCACGATTGTTATCATGTAATTTCACCATAATCGTATTCGTAAAATTAGACACCGTGTTAGTAAGCGCTTTTACCGATGATAAAATCTCATTATTAATCGTGTTCGCCATCGTGCTTGACATGTCGTTACTCACCTTCTCCATGAAATCCAAAAACAGTAGATTCATCGCCTCAAAGTGAATCGCCTTGTTATTATTATAAAAATCCCAGATTCGCTTATTCGTCACTGTTAATGTATATTCAGACATATTATATATATCACGGAAATTCTATTTAAATAGTTTTCCTGTCAAAATATGTTTTCAAAAGTGAAAACAAATTTTGTATTAAGAAATCGGGCCAGCCATTATCCCTTTTCAATCCCTACTTCTTTCACTACATTCTTGATTACCTTATTAATCTTATCATCCTCTTCCTCTACAGTATATCCCCCTGTCGCATTAGTCAGTATCTTATTATATTGATAGTTCTTCTTTGATGCCGTGTCATTACACGCAGGATTCTCCTTTATCCATGAAGGCAATAGTTTGGTATTCTTATAAGCAATCATCTTAATCGCATTCACCATATTCGGTTTTGATTCTTCTTCCTTTTCCCATATATCGTCATTCTTTACATATAATACTTCTCTCTTTAAATCACTACAATGAATAGGACGCTTATATATATCTAATTTGTTCACACCTTGAACAAATATTTTCGTTATTCCAGCTACATATCCTATCTCTCCTATTGACTCCAAGTCGGATAACTTGATTGGGAGAGAATTAATGAAATCGGTTATATTTATGGCGTCCTTACACTGCTCATGTAAAAATACATTCAGATTAAAATTGGAATTGTTGTTAGAGTTTATGTTATTTGAATTTGTATTATGCGTTCCCTCTTTCAACAATTCTATCATTTGTGCTTGTAATTCTTGGTTATTTTTCAATAATTCATAGACCATGGTTGAATCTATCGTGGGTTCTTTCTTACAGGTCTTCTTATGTTTCCATAATCCTGAGGGGTTTATATATGCTTTCCCACAGTCGCATTCATAAAACTCCTCTATATTAGACATATCCGTTGATGGCAATGTGCTTTTATGCTTGATTGACTTTAAATGCATTACATAATTTGTTTTTATACGACAACTATAGCCACATTGTTCGCAATTATATTTTGCCTTCTTTTTTACATTTTCTGGCGCGTCCATATTTAAAATACTATGATATATTTAAATCATTATTATGCGTATCAATAATGACATTTCCATTTTGGAAATGTCAAAATCGTAAAAAATTAAAATTCCTTACGATATATGCTGCGAAAATTGTACGATGCTGATTTTGACATTTCCAAAATGGAAATGTCATTTTTATGGACCGCCTGCGCCGTTTTACTAATTTTTAATATGGTGTGAGTTTTTATTATAGGCGTGTAAATTATCAAATCATCCTCTAGCAACCCCATGTTTTCGTGTTTTTATTTCCATGATTTTATTGAACTATTCAAAAATGGACATTTATAAATGTCCAAATTTCATTTGCCCAAAAAACTTTTGGAAAAAATAAGTTAAAATATTGGCATACTAGTTGGCTCCTTTTGACATTTCCAAAATGGAAATGTATTTTTTATACAATTTGGAAATGTTATTACGATATATGGTGCGGCGATTGTTCAGAGTCGTTTTTGACATTTCCATTTTGGAAATGTCATTTTTATGGGCCGCCTGCACCATTTCACCATTTTTTAATATGGTCTGGTATTTTATTACGGACGTTTAAATTATCAAAGCATCCTCTAGCAACCTCTGTTTTTCTTAATTTATTTTCTACGATTTTATTAAGCTATTCAAAAATGGACATTTATAAATGTCCAAATTTCATTTGCCCAAAAAACTTTTGAGAAAAATAAGTTAAAATATTGAAATACTAGTTGGCTCCTTTGTCATTTCCAAAAATGGAAATGACATTTTCGTAAAATTTAAAAATTCCTTACGATATATGGTATAAGACTTGTATAAAGTCATTTTTTGTCATTTCCAAAATGGAAATGACAAAATTGTTTTTCTTGCAACATCCCGTGTTCTTTTTATTTCGTCGTATTTTTTTACTTATATATTTCATATACATAAGTAAATATTATTTTTAAATCTAGCGTTTATGAGTGCGTCTTTTACGTTTAGTATTTTTACCGCCTTTAAAATGCTCCCTAGAAAATTTGAGTAGAGCAAGCCCTACTGCCACACTAGCAACAACTACTAACGCACAAAATTCATTGTTGTCAGCTTTTTGTTTTTTTTTATTACACAAAATAAGTTGTTGCCGTTGTTGCATCTCTTGCTGTGGCGAACGCATAAGTTTGAAACATGTGCGTTCAGTTAAAATTTTCCTTGTTACATATAAATATTGTTTTTTTTGTAAAGCTCCACCAAACATAGGATTGCGACGTCTACGTAAACCAAAACCTTCATGTATCCTATCATTTGGGTGGCCTGCCCAAATCCAAATAGTTTCATACGTGCGAACTTCAAATGGCTCACGTGAAATACGTTCTATTGTATAAATTGTTTCATTATTAGTTTCTAAATCCTCATCTCTAATACGGTCGCCTCTAGTATATCTAGACTCAAACTCATCATTATGCCAATTTTCAGGAAATGTAATTGGAATGTGGTTTATACCAACTATTCTAACTTGTATTGGGTCATTGGAGACAACTTTTGCTGTATATGTAGTAGGACTTTGTGCTGATGGATTACCCGGTCGGCCATTATCTATATATAACGTACACCATTCATTAGGTGTAAACAAGTATTCATCTCCTTCTGCCATAATATATTATATAAATATTATTCTATATTACATTCGTGCTAACTTTACACGTTTGTTTACCAATAGTATTTTTATCCAATTCGTCTAATACTTGTAACTGCGACCGCATATTTACCATAAATGCTTCTAGGTCTAGATTCTCCTCCATTTTAAACTCTAAATTAATATTAATTGTATTCGTATTCTTCAACTCTTCGTTTTTCTTTTCCAACTCTTCAATAGCCTCCGATTGTCCCATAATAATCGTCTGATATAAAATTAACTGTTTGACCAGTTTCTCTGCTGGCAAACTAAGCAAATATGCCTTCCCGTCCAAAATTTCCTCTTCATCCTTTGTAGCAGTTTCCTTTAAGGCAGGTTCTTTTACTGCCTCCTCCTTTACTACCTTCTCTTTCACTACCTTCTCCTTTACTATTGCTGGTTTCATGTTACATAGTTTACTATGTTTATTAAAACAGGCTTCTAATTTATATTTTTTTCCACATCCACATGTATATTGCGACATTATATAATATCTATAATAATATTTATATTATTTGAATTATAATATACATATAATCTATATGAAATATTTGTTGTTGTTCATTATTATGATTTTGATTATTTTATATAATAGCAGCACTAAAATAGTAGAAGGACACGGTGGTAGAGGAGGTAGAGGTAGAAGTGGTAGAAGAACACGGGACTGGCCTTAGATATTACTAATTATGCGTAAATGCCTATCTCCTAGTACTGCGACTAGACCTTCTAGACCTTCTACTTCTAGGCCTACTAGACCTGCTGCTGCTATTAGTAAGCCCTCTCATCTTCCCCTTAATAAATCTCTCAATATCTGACTTTTGAGAGATAATTACATCTAAATGCGGCTGAAAATAGCTTCTAAATTGTGAGCGCATTTTTAATAAATCATCTATACATATCCAACGTATTTCGGATTTTTCAAATATCTTACTTGTTTGAATAATCTTAGGGTCCAGTTTTTTATCAATAAAGTTAGCATTATTATTATAATATACTGGTAACATGGGGTCATATTCATATGGAAATAGATGCATCCTATATACCCCTCCATTCTTAGATGTTGTCTTAAAATCTATATTATATGTTCCTCGTCGTAACATATCTCCTAGTTCTTGTTCTGACCCTAAAAACCCCGTTAATTCTTCCGTCCCTTCGCGAATAGCCGTCTCTAATAAGGTCTCGTTATTATCTGTTCCACCTCCTATATCCGAAAATCCCGGAGTATCTGCGTATTTGTTCTCCTTGCCAAATAAGAACCATATTCGGCCATCATGAACAGTCGTCGGTAATATCCCTGCGCCCATATATACATCTTTGGACATTATATAATTTTTGCCCCCATTTTAAATGTTCTAAGATATATATGACAAGACATAAAAGATATACAAGACATAAAAGATATACAAGACATAACCATCATACTAGACGCATACCGAGCAAAACAGCCAAATTAAGCAGAGCTGTTATTCATCTTAACACCAAGCCCAACATTTCTCTCTTTTCTAAGTTCTTCCAAGAGGAACCTAAAGGCTCTTATTCTCCAACTATTAATCAAGATTTGATTACATTAAGGTCTATTCCGAGAGAAGAAATCAAAAGTTGTAATGATGAGCAGGTATTCTTACTTAAGTCTCCGCTTAAAATAGAAGTCCCAGGACTATTATACGGCAAACGATGCCATGAATATGACACTCCTATCGCAAAACGCATTTTACTGAAAAACTTGTCTGCCAATAAACACGTGGATATTAAGAAGGTCGTCCCTCCGCAACAATCATTAGGAAACTGCTGGTTCAATACAATGTTTGTTGCCTTCTTTATTAGCGATAAAGGTCGCAAATTCTTCCATTATTTCCGTTATCTTATGATTGAGGGTAAACAATCTAACGGCTCTATTATACCCAAGGATATTCGCGACGTATTTGCGATACTAAATTTCGCTATAGACGCCGTATTATTAGGAAACCGTTATGCTTACGAATTAAATACGAATAATATCATTAGGAAATTGTATCAACTTATCCCTAAGCAGTATCATCATACATATATCGTAAACGTCAATGAAGCCAGTAACCCTATAAAGTATTACATAAATATTATGAATTATTTGGATAATGTTGGCACACCTTACCAGCATCCCAGTAAACAACCTATTAATCTACTATTTGTTGAGAACACTAATACACATTGGAAAGAGACCACTGTTCGTAAGTATAATAGGTCAACAACATCACGACCTAATATTATTGTTTTAGAAATATTTGATGAAGAATCTAGAAAGACCACTAATAAACCAAAAGAGTTTCATATAGGGCCACATACTTATTCTTTGGATAGTTGTATTATTCGGGATATCTCTCAGCAACATTTTTGTGCTCTAATCACATGTGAAGGTAAAGAGCTCGCTTATGATGGGATGAGTTTTCATAAACTAGTTCCTATGGAATGGAAAAAACATATTAATTCGGATTTCAACTGGGACTTTATGGGGTCCACAGATTCGCACGGGAAACCATTTAAATGGGATTTTTTACGTGGATATCAAATGCTTGTTTATTATTTACATAAGTAATGTTTATGCGATACAAATACACAAAAGTATATACATATATATAATATGGCGGATTCTAATATAGACAATGTTATACAGTTAATAAATTTGTTTATTGAAGTTGTTATTGAGGATAACAAAGACAATGGTAAACTTATGAAATTAACTGATGCCAATTTACCTACTATAAACAAAAATGACTTGATACTATTTTATTTTGAACGGTATCCAAATGAGACTAATAAATTAGGCAACAAAAAAAATTTAAAAGGCATGATAGGAACGTATGATGTAAGACGAGACCGTCTTAACATTACAATTAATTATATAAATCAATTATATCCATATCTTTATGAGAAGACTCTTGACCATGACACTTCCGTAATGAATAAAGTAAAAATACCATTTGCTCGTTGTTATAAGATAGTAGATGTCAACCTTTTTAAAATAGTTCAGGATACAATAATGTCTGACACATATAATGAGTTAATTCGTGATCCAGATGTCAATTATCCAACTGCTGATTATAATCCACTTATTGAAAGAGCTATAGAACGTGCAAATGCTCAACAAGAACGGGGATATAAACAATATATGTCATTAATTGACCGCACTGAAACTAATGGGTTCAGATTTTATGTCAATGGTAAACTATTGTCAGATACAGAAATTACGCAAGATATATTTTTAAATTATAACAATCCTACTATTACGGTATATCGTGTAAATATGGATGGAACTTATAGTCAACATAATGCCAGATATGATGAAGTGGTACAAATTGAACCTCCTAGTGACGCTATGGCGAGTGCTGAGATAGATACCTTGATAAATTTGCGACAAGCAGTTCCATCACCGCCTTCTTCACCTTCAGTATCAAGTAAATCGTCTTCTTCATCAGGGTCTTCGTCATCTGCGTCCTCATCAAGAGGACCACCGCCGTCTTCAGCTTCAGTATCAAGCAAATCGTCATCTGCTTCATCAATAGGACCGCCGCCGTCTTTTTCATCAGTATCAAGCAAATCATCATCTGCATCCTCATCAGTAGGACCGCCGCCGTCTTCTTCATCTGCTTCCTCATCAATAGGACCGCCGTCTTCTTCATCAGGGTCTGCCTCATCTTTATCTTCCTCATCCTCATCCTCATCCTCATCCTCATCCTCATCCTCATCATCCGTAGACTCAGGTCCATTACCTGAATATATAAATGATATAATTAACACTAGAATTGCTGAATTAAATAGCTCTACTGATTCTAGAGGGAATCTTGCTCCTCTTACTGATAAGCAACAATGTGAAGTTAACATACTAGAAAAATTACAGTTACAAGAAGACATGACTTCTCTAGAAAATTATATATTAAGCGAGGCTTTTCTTACCGATGCTAATGTTGGCAACATTGTAAATTATCATATGTTAAATTTAAATAAAATTAAAAGAAATAGTATAACAACCGAATTCTCTGATAGACGATTATTATCATTATTAGTATTATATTCAAGATTATCGCCACTACCAGCAAATACTAAAAATATATTTGGAAGTTCTACTGTAGATATAACGGATTTATATAAAAGGTTAAAAAGTTTGGTTGGTCCTGATAATAATTTTATTAATGCCAATATATTTGAGGAATTTGTTAATTTTTTGTCAAAATATAAAGGAATAACGTTACCATTTATAACCTCTTTAACAAACGGCCAATTAATGCTTAAAGTATATGACCCTAAAAGTTCCGTTGCCCTTTCTAAGGATATAATTGTTGACCGCACTAAAAAATGGGTAGCGTATTCATGTGAAGATATACCCTTACCAGACCCATCAGATATTAATTCTAAGGTTATTCAAGGGTTTCCTTTTACATATATATTTACCAATGACTATTTATCCGACTTATTACAAAATGGAGATGAGGGTATTTGTAGGGTAATAGGGTGGGCATCTACAGTAATTGATAGTAAAGGGTGGGCTAAATCGCAATTACCTAGGCGCGTTATAAATTTTAAAAAACCTGTTACATACAAAGTATATAATAATACATTTACTAAAAAAACCACAAAAACAAGACGAGCGGCTGAATCCAGGCGGGCGGCAGCAGTAGCAGCATTGTCAGCACCCAAAGCTCCTCAGCCGCCTGTACCACCTGTACCGCCTGTACCACCTGTACCAGCAGTAAATAGATACGCCCGCGGAGCATCTATGCCACGATAAAAATACAAAAAAGATTTAGTTAAGAGAATTACAAAAGCAAAAGCAAATCAAAGCAAAGTACTATCTAAAATTGTTTAAACATTGACGTATCTACAGCCGCCTCATTAGTGGGCAACATATTACCTTCTGAGTCCCAATAAAAGGACGTGTTGAGCCAATTCGTCGGACCAGATAATGCTGTGTGGTCTGCCACCTTAGATGGCAAATTGGCAGCAGCAGTGCCAAGCAATGACGATGCTAGCAATTTAAGCATGCCCTTTGCACTGAGCCCATCGTACCCATCTTCCATCGTATCATCCGTAAGAATATTATCAAACCACATCTGAATAAATTGTCGTGATGCGGTTACGATGTCGTCATAACTAACTGGGTCCACATTATCACACTCTTCAAAAGTCTCCCAATTATTTAAATCACAGTATTCCAACTCCTCATCCCGCCCCGCATATTGAAAGTCGTTAGCTTGTGCCATATTGCTGTTTTATAAGATGTACTTTATAACATCTTATAAATTCATTTCAATTTTTTTACGGGGGTACACCCCCGTGAACCCCCACGGTGGTTAAACACGCACAACAATATTGCCCTAACTACATTAACGATGTTGGACTGGCTAGGACGTGTTCCCCTTTAACGAAGTTGGGTCAGAGCCCAAAGGGCTCAACCCTGTTCAGCACAGCTGAGCTTGGGGGTTCACGGGGGCGTGCCCCCGTAAAAATTGATACAAGTCGGCTTATTATAATTCCTGTTCACATTACAACACTCCGCCATCATGTCAAACACCCAACAAAAACAGTCAGTGCGTAGTCCGCCCATGCTACCACTAGATAAACCGTTTAACTTAGCTTTAGTAAATTTCATCAATAGGCAAAATGTACCGGAGATTGGAGCACAAATCAAAAAAATCACACATGTATTTTATGACCCTCTATTGATACAGACCCTACATAACCCAATGACGATAGATGGACTAGCACCTGGAAATGTATTATATAATGATATAGAATGGGATGATGAAGGGGTGCCTTATTTAGTCACTAGGGCGCCTCCTACAACACAGGTAGATGCGGTCTTTTGGGATGATACTGGGAAAATGTATAGTAATGAATAAATAAAAACCCATCGTCAAATGTAGGACATATTATATATAATAATATATTATTATGATTACTATAGGAATCAACGGCTTTGGCAGAATAGGCAAATGTATTTTTTTACAATTATTGAACCACCCCCACATTCAAGTAGGCGCTATTAATGCCCCAAATATATCTATTACTGAGTTAGAGGACTATTTATTATACGATAGTACTCATCATTATTCTAAAGAATTCACTTTAAAAATCGTCTCTCCAAATGAATTTACTCTAATAACTAATAACGGTGACAGTAGGAATATCCACCTATTTTCCAATAAAGACGCCAAGCAATTGCCATGGTCAAGTGCTAATGCCAGTTGCGAATACATCATTGATGCCACCGGCAATTATTTAACCACTACTAAATGCGAGGACCATTTAGCCAAATATGTCATTATGTCTGCTCCGGCAAAGGACACTACTCCTACTTACATTTACGGCGCAAATCACGATAAGTACGCCGGCGAAAATATTGTATCTGGCTCTTCTTGTACGACTAATTGTTTAGCCCCCTTATTACGATTATTGAATGATACCTACACCATTGTAGATAGTAATTTCACTACTATTCACGCAACTACCGCTACGCAACATACAGTAGATATTTTGGGTAAGTCGGCAAGGACAAACCGGTCTATTCTGAATAATATTATACCTCATACGACAGGGGCGTCGTCATCTATTACCAGCGTACTACCAGAAATGATGGGGAAAATTAATGGGACCAGTGTTCGTGTGCCAGTAGCCAACTGTTCTCTCTTAGATTTGAATGTAGAACTAGCGGACAAACAGGTCACATTAAAAGATATTGAAAAGCTTATTAGAGGACATGCTCTATTTGACGTAGTATATCAGGTAAATACGAAGAATTTAGTAAGCGGGGATTTTATCACGACGATGACGCCAACAATACTGGATATGAAGGCATCTATAGATATGGGAAAAGGGAAGTTCAAGCTGATGTTATGGTATGATAACGAATGGTCTTATTCGGCACAATTGATACGCCTTGTCCAGAGCATGACTGCTTACAATATGATGACCGTTAAACCTGCGCACTATATTAAAAATATGGATATGTTGAATAAAGCGGTGGTTGCGCGATTTGATTTCAATGTACCATGCGTAGCAGGTCAAGTCAGCGATGATTTTCGTATTAAATCCGCGATTCCTACGATAAATACGATATTATCCAAAGGGCCAAAGTATCTTGTATTAACTTCGCACTTTGGTAGACCGGCTGCTAATGCTAATGTAGATAACTCCAAGTTTTCTCTCAAATTTATTATTCCATTCTTGGAAAAATATTTACAAAAACCTGTTATTTTCTTGAAGGATGGAATAAGTGAGGAGACTATAAATACAATTGTAAGCCATAGTAATACACATAGCTATAGTGCCAGTATGCAAGGCCCTCTTATATTTTTACTAGAGAATCTGCGTTTTTATAAGGAAGAGACTGAGTATGAGACCATGTCTCGTGCGGAAATTGCCGAGTCGCCAATAATTATGATGTACCGTCAGTTGGGAGACATATTCATATCTGACGCATTTGGCTGTGTTCATAGAAAACACATGAGTATTTGTGATATGGCGGACTCTAATAAACCATATGGATATGGGCACTTGATTAAAAGAGAGATAGAAGCTCTGGAATTATTGACTAAAAATAAGTCGGGGAAAAAAATACTTGGCATTATTGGCGGGAATAAGTTGAAGGACAAATTGCCACTGATAGACTCTTTAAAACTGATTCCTAATGCGAATATATTTATTACAGGTGGGCTAGCCAAACAGTATACAGTTAAGCCAGATGATACCAATATTTCAGTAATGCGCGACGGATATGGTAATGTGGATACAATACAAGCATCCACATATATGCCAGATATTATGAATCAACCAGGGTTTAATTGTTATGATATTGGACCTAATAGTTATAATACTCTACTTGATTTGATACGAGAGGCTGATATTATTTTCTGGAATGGTTCTCTCGGTATTATAGAAGATAAAAGATATAATATTGGAAGTAATAATTTAGTAAAACAATTAATTAAAGAATGTGGTAAGAAGATTATTATTGGAGGAGGAGAGACCGCATCATTGTTCAACGATAAACCAGATATGCCGCATATTTATCTCTCTACTGGTGGTGGAGCATTACTAGATTTTGTGCAAACTCAGATATTGACTGGGCAAAATATTCCTGGGATAGAGATATTTACAACTACAATGCATTAAAAATCGCAATAAATTATGTATATATATAGATATGATGGCAGAAATAGTATGGTTCAAGGATTGTTCTTATAAAAACAAACATTTAGTAGGTGGCAAGTGTAGTTCTTTAGGTGAGTTATATCATTTATCTGAGACCATACATTTTCAGATTGCCGATGGATTTGCCATTACTACCGTAATGTACGATGAATTTCTCCGATATAATGACTTAACGGAGGTTATTGCAGATAAATTAGCCGATATTGATATTGACAATATTTTAGAATTAGATAAAAAATCTGCCTCTATCCGCGAGCTTATTAGTTCTGCCTCATTATCCGTCCCACATACTCAAATAATATGTGATAATTACAACAAATTATGTACTCAATATAATATTGCGAACTTAGCCGTCGCTGTCAGGTCTAGCGCTATAGCAGAGGACTTAGCAAATGCCTCCTTTGCTGGTCAGCAAGATACCTATTTAAATATTATGGGATATTCTGACCTAATTTCATCAGTTACACACTGTTTTGCGTCTCTATTCAATAGCAGAGCCATCTCTTACAGGAAACGATATAATATTCAAATGGACCAGGTAAAAATATCAGTCGCTATTCAGAAAATGGTTCGCTCGGATATTGGTTCTGCTGGTGTTGCCTTCTCCATTGACACCGAATCAGGCTATGATAAAGCGGTTGTAATAAACGGAGCCTTTGGCCTAGGCGAATTAGTAGTATCAGGCTTAGTGTTACCCGATGAATTTATCCTAGATAAGAGAACACTTGCTTTATATTCTGCGGTAGACACCGTTGATCCTATACTAATGAAGAAAATGGGAAATAAGCACAGCAAAATCGTATATAATATGGATGACGATAGTAGCAGTGGCACAGTGGAAGTTGGAACAAGCGCTACAGAATTGGCTAGTTTTAGTTTAACAGACCCGCAAATTGTCACATTAGGCTCATATGTTCTCTCATTAGAGGCCAGTTATTCGGAATTATTAGGAAAATCTATTGGGGTAGATGTAGAATGGGCCTTAGACGGCATAGATAAGCAGATTTATATTATTCAGACAAGGCCAGAGACCGTACATAGTAACGATGATTTGACCACGGATTTAACCATACATAAATATATTCTAGATAATAATAAAAATAATAAGTTATTAATTAGTGGGGTTGCTGTAGGGGATAGAATCAGCACAGGAAAGATTAAAATCCTTACTGGGGTACATGAGTTCTCTCAATTTTGTGAAGGAGATATCTTGGTAACTGATATGACAACGCCAGATTGGGAACCTATTATGAAAATCTCATCAGGAATCATTACAAATAAGGGAGGTCGTACATGTCATGCAGCTATTATTGCGAGAGAACTCCAATTAAATGCGATTGTCGGGACTGGATATGGTACCGCTGCGCTAAGTGAGTTTATAGGGCAATCAGTCACTCTTTCATGTGCTGACGGGGAGGTCGGGAATGTCTATGAAGGGGTCATTGACTACCATGTGGAAAAAATTACGGTTAGTAAAGATTTGAAATTGCCTGTGAAATTGATGATGAATGTTGGGAACCCTGAGAGCTGTTTCAGTAATGCGAATATACCTAATAGCGGGGTAGGGTTAGCCCGCATGGAGTTTATCATTAGTAATTATATCAAAGTACACCCTTTGGCCTTATGCGACTATCCGAATATTCGTGAGGATATAGCGAGTGAACTTGTACAATTTATAAATACATCGGATACTCCTTTTACACATAATTTGAATATACTTAGAGGGCTCCGTGGTCCAATTTCTGTAGGGAAATCCTATTTTATAGAGCAATTGGCACGTGGAATCAGCAAAATTGCCAGTGCGTTTTATCCGAATGATGTTATTGTCCGTCTCTCTGATTTCAAATCTAATGAATACAAGAACTTATTAGGAGGGGAATTATACGAACCCAATGAAGAGAACCCAATGATAGGCTGGCGCGGGGCTTCCAGGTATTATTCCAAAGAATATGAACCCGCGTTTGAACTAGAATGTCTGGCAATTAAATATGCGAGAGAAGTCATGATGATGTCTAATGTGGTGGTCATGATTCCTTTCTGCCGCACGCCTACAGAATGTAGGCAGGTTATACAGACAATGGAGAAATACGGGCTTACACGGGGAATACTTGGCTTGAAAATCTATTTGATGTGCGAGATTCCGTCAAACGTAATAGAGGCGGATATTTTTAGCCCGATGATTGACGGGGTATCTATTGGGGGGAATGATTTACTTCAACTGACACTTGGAGTAGACCGAGATAGTGAGAGAATTGCGTATTTATCGGATGATAAGAATACGAGTTATAGGCGGATGATTAGCATGGCTATTAAAACATATAAGTCGTATGGAGTGAAAGTGGGGTTCTGCGGTCAACAACCGTCAGATAGTATTGAATTCTGCAGATTTTTGATAGATGAAGGAATAGACTCTATCTCAGTAACACCTGATTCAGCTTTGAGAACAATTAAGAATTTAGGGAGTAAATAATGTTGAGTTAATATATAATGGATATAACGAAATCTGCGGCTTATAATTATAATCCTGCGGCTTATGATGAGGATGATACATTTACGGTAAATCCTATGCAAAGGACAGAGTTAAATGCAATAAGAGATAAAATTCTCCGACTAGAAAAAGAGCTAGCCCAAATAAAAAAAGACAAAGCGCGAGTAGAAGCAGAAAGAGTGCGAGTAGAAGCTGGGCGTTCGGGCGGTAAAACAAGACGACGGCTTAGTAAAAAGCCTAGCAGAAAGAATAAAAGAAGACATACTAGACGGGGGTGCCCCCCGTGAGCCCCCAACTTCGTTAGGGTTAGAGGACACACACGAAGTTGGGTCAGAGCCCAAAGGGCTCAGCACAGCCGAGCTTGAGGGTTCACGGGGGCAAAGCCCCCCGTAAAGGTTCCCTTTGAACCCCTCCTTCACCTTAGGTGAAGAATTTAGGGAGTAAATAATATTGGGTTAATATATAATGGCTGAATATACAATAAATCCTATGCAAAATACAGCTTTAAATGCAATAAATGATAAAATTCTCCGACTAGAAAAAGAGGTAGCACGACTAGCAGCTCAAAGGGCGCAACTAGAAGCAATGGAAGGCACGCCAGGAGTACCACGAATTGTTAGTAAAGACCCACGGAAATTAAGCAGTTGGATTCCTTGGAGAAGTGGCGGTAAAACAAGACGACGACGCAGCAACAAGAAAAGGAAAAGTAAACGACGATAACTGCTTTTTATCGTCGCATAGATTTTCGTTTTTTATTATGTCGTCTGCGTCGTCTAGTACGTCGCCGCTTTCCACCTAAAATTTTATTTTTATCTTCAGCCGTTATTTCGTCGCCTTGTTTTCCTCTAGCTAACAACAGTTCGTATAACTGTTCATTATATTTCTCTCGTTTTTGGTCTTTTAGCTGTTTCATTCGGTCTTCAAATTGTTGTAGAGAGACGGCATCCATTAACACATTATTAGGGCGATTCATTTATAATAACATTATAAAATATATGAAACGAATATTTTCACACAAATTGTTAAAATATTCTAATCCGAGGACAGCACAACGCATGGCATATAAATATCTAGGAAAAACTGCCAAGCTATATCCTGCGAACAATCCGCATAAAAAGTATAAAATATATGACCCTAAACATGATAAATGGATAAATTTTGGTCAAATTGGATACGAGGATTATACTAAACACAAAGATAAATACAGACAGAAATCGTATTTAACTAGGACAGCTAAAATGCGCGGGCAATGGAAACGCAATCCATATTCAGCAAATAATTTGAGTAGGAATGTGCTCTGGTAAAGTACGGGGGTAAAACCCCCGTATTTTTTTAAAAGTGTAATGTATGGTTTTAATAGTTTTACGACACGGCGAATCTCTCTGGAATCAAGAAAATCGTTTTACTGGCTGGACCGACATACAATTAAGCAATAATGGAGTGTCCGAGGCCATTGCAGCCGGGAATATTCTCAAAAAATACAATTTTACCCATGTATTCACCAGTTCTTTAGAAAGAACTAAGGAAACTGCCTCTTACATTCTCAATCAAAGTACTAATACTTGTGATAATATTATTAACGCAGCAGCATTAGACGAGAGAAATTACGGAGATTTAACCGGGAAAAACAAGCATGAATTAAAGCAGGAATACGGCGAAGACCAGGTTCATACGTGGCGCAGGTCTTACACATGTAGACCCCCCAATGGCGAGAATTTAGAGGACGTGAGAACAAGAGTCGGCGCCTTTTTTGACAAGGAGATTTTACCATTATTATTCTTAGACACCACCATTTTAGTCGTTGCCCATGGTAATTCATTACGCGCCTTATTTGTCCATTTAGGTATAAAAGACCCAACTACTATAGAAACTTTTGAAATCGCAACTGGCATCCCTATCCGCATAACGACCAATAATGGCGGCTATGATTACGCTTATGAGAATGAATACGTGTTAAAGGGATACCAAATATTGGATAGTCGCGGGTACCCCACCATTGAAGTCGCCTGTTATGATAGACTGACTAACAAACAGTTAGGAAAAGGTTCCAGTCCAAGTGGCGCATCATGTGGCAAGAACGAAGTCCTAGAATTACGTGATAATGATAAGAAACTCTATTTAGGAAAGTCCGTATTTAAGGCCGTAAAAAACATTGATTATATCAATAAAAAAATGGTATTAAACCAAAAAACCGTGAGCAATTTAATTTCATGCGATAATCAACTGAATCAGATAGACCCGAGTCCGATGAAATCCTTGCTAGGCGGGAATACGACAACCGCGGTCAGTTTCTGCCTAGCAGATGTAGGCGCCAAAATGGCCGCCCGCGAATTACACGAGCATATTTCTAGGACTTATATGAATACGGCTAAAAACAATATAAAGCAGTTGCCGACCCCCCTAGTAAACATTATCAATGGCGGGAAACATAGTGTGACAGGCCACTTGAAAATCCAAGAGTTTATGATTTATCCGAGAGAAGATATTCCACTGCCTAATAAAATCCAGTTGATATACGAGGTCTATCATACTTTACAGAAGATACTTGTAGATAGATACGGACATCAGGCGAAATCTATTGGAGATGAGGGCGGGTTTTGCCCGCCGATTTCCAGCGCGCACGAAGCCCTAGAAGTTATAGAGTACGCAATAGAAAAGGCGGGGTATATGGTTGGCATGGACGTATTATTGGCACTAGACTGCGCTGCAAGCGAATTCTATGATGAAGAGACGAGGTTATATGAGGTTGAAACAGGGAAATTCTTGACAAGTGAACAGATGATTGAATATTATGAGCTGTTGCTTAAAGACCATCCTGCGGTAAAAAGCATAGAAGACGGATTCCATGAATCAGATTACTGGGCTTGGACTGAATTTAGTAAACGATTTTCCGATAAATTGATGATAGTGGGGGATGATTTATTCACGACAAACCCGCGATTAATAAAACAGGGATTACACGAAGAATGGGCTAATACTTTACTATTGAAAGTGAACCAAATCGGGACTATTAGCGAAGCAGTAGAAGGTGCGAAACTCATGTTTGAACGGGGGAATAATGTGATAGTATCACATCGGTCTGGAGAGACGAATCATGCGTATATTATAGATATCGCTGTAGGAATTGGTGCGCAATATGTGAAGATTGGCAGCCCTTGTAGGGGGGAGCGCGTTGCGAAATTTAACAGATTGATTGAGCTTTACAATGGTACCCACTAATAACTAATATAAATATATCATAATATATAATAGATGGCGAAGTTGACAACTGTCAAAACTTTATATTATGATAAATATGAGAACGATTATGGTGACGGTTTTTATCCTCATTTAATAGAAAATAAAGAGAGAACTGAGGCCAGTATTGAGTTGAAATTTCAATTAATATCGCATCATTTCCCAGATAATACTAAAGGGCTAATATGGCGTCAAGTCAATAATCTAGATAAAATTCCTGACCCTAGTATTAAAGGCTTAGACGGTGACTTCGGGAAAGAATTGTTGAGAGAATTAAACACGGCATTCATGTATAATGTAGATGTTACCGCATCAGCTATTGCGAATATATTAGGCAATATTGTATACACAGATAAACCTGCTAGTTCTGTAAAACTTTGGGGACGTAGCGCACCTTAAACCTTTGTGTAAAAATTGAATTATGTTTGTACTGTAAAAATAATTCAATAATTAAAATGACCTTTGTAAAAGTGGTGTCAGTATCAATTCTAAGTAAGCCAAATTCAACAATAAAGTCTATTATAATTGGATTAGTTCGTAATAAAACCTCCTTATGGGATGAGGAGACGTTCTTCGTGGATTTATCGTTCGTATCTAAAGTAGATAGCATACAAATGTTATTACCACGATTAAGTGGCATGAATATTCATGTACAAAATAAAAAAGAATTCTTTGATAAGATATATAGTATTAGACATCTTATCAATCCTTATGGAGAGAAAACAATCACTATTCCGTCAGAGCTTAATTCTGGCGTTTAGTAGACTTACGGCGTTTAGTAGACTTACGGCGTTTTGTGCGTCTACCCCTTGCAACGCGTTTACTCTTGCTTTTATGAATAAATGGTGTCCCATCATCATTCCATGCTACATCTACCAATCTTTTTTTAGTCCGCTTAACCTTGGTTTCAAATAGGTGTCCATTATCATCAACCCCTATTTCTATTTCGCCGCTGCTGCTAGTGGTGCTACGAGGTCTTTTACGGCTACTGCTACTGCTATTGCTATTACGAAGAAATGCCGTCCCATCATCATTCCAAACTATATCTACTGATGCTTTTTTAGCTCGTTTTACCTTATGTACATATGGTCTCCCTTCATCATCAAAGTCTACTTCTATCTCACCACTGCTAGACCTTTTACTCATTCTAATATATAGTAACATTATTTATGTACAAAGGTATAAAAAAGATACCCTACAGTTATACCAATAAGCATTCCAACAATTACTTGTGGGATTGAATGCGCTTTGTATTCTACCCGTTGAACCATAGTAATGACTGATATTAATAAATAAATAGATGTAACTATATTGTTTTTTAATGCTAAATATGTAAAAGCGGTAGAATACCATACCGTTTGAGAATGTCCTGATGGCATGCCATATTTATCAAATGAGATGCGTTTGTCATGATGAACTAATAGATTAAACATTTGTTTATCTTCTTCTGGTCTAGGTTGTTTAATTAACAGCTTTAATATAATATTAATGACTTGATTGATAGCGAATCCTATTAAATATATAACCAAATGATTATATTTACCGTAAAATGAATAAATAGATAGTAATAATAATATTTCTGGACCATAATATCCTATATAATCTAAGACTTTGTACATATATTACCGGGATACATTTACACCATTGAAGATTTAAACCCATGCCCTTTACACTTTTTCTTATTTACACTTCTCATTATATATTTCATATTTGTTTTATCCATAATTTTATAAAATCATCTTTACCTAATACCTTAATTTGTAATTCTCGTAAAACATTTATATTCATATATGTTTTATAATCATTCATTCTACAATAATGACATTTAAATATATTTTTTTCATTTATAGTTTTTTCATAACAATAATCGCACATATATTTACAACATTTATCATTATGGCACTTATATCTAGGCATCTCATTTGGAAGAAGCAACAACGCACAATATCTAAACCACTTATAATCGTCATTATGATTTTTACCAAATTCTTCTTCTAATTCTTTGCGATTTTCATCGCTTGTCGGTTGAATAAATTGTTCGTAACAAATAGAGCACTCCATTATATGTTTGAAATAAATTAAGTTTAAAATGTTGTTTCAATTTCAATTTTATTATTTACAAAATGTGCGGTTTGAAATCTTCAATGGTTTAAATGCTCTTCTCTGGAATTTCGTCAACTAATACAATAATTTGTTCTTCTTCTAATAACATGGATTGTTCCGGGGATACTTCATCTACTGCTTGCTCTTGAGGCACTGAGTCAAAAAGAACTACATTATCAGTTAATTCTTGTTTGATTTTGTAAGACGTTGCTTTTACAATTATCATAATCATAACACCAGTTCCAATAATAACTACACATGCGATAAATCCAGGGGTCCATAGAGAATACTTAACTGTATTTACTAGGTTGGTTCCATTATTTGATGGCATATGTGTTGGCGTAAAAGTAGGTGGACTTATGATTTGCAATCCGGAGGCAGATGCTCCAGTAACTGTCGCAGTAGAAACCGCATTAACCAGACCTAATGAATTACATGCGCTCTGTAAATTCGCAGTAAATAATCCTGATGATGCCGCCTGTGTTAAGGTTGCCGAGGCCGTATTGAAAAAAATAGCCGGGTTACTGGTTTGTACAGTAATAGATAAAGAGCTTGTAGCTGAAAATAGGGCAGCTAGTTTTAACCCATATACGTAAGACGAAACAAATGTTGTACCTAAATAATTACAATCTGATGTCGGAATACTCAATGTGTTAGATGTCGCAGTACATATTGCTAATTCTGTCTGAGAATCATAAGGGGCATTACTGGTTACTGAGAGAACCAATGCGGTTGTAAATGTCGCAATAGGAAGCGATTGGTATGTAGGGGCTAATGTAGGTACTTGTGTAAAGGCTAGTGTAGGGACGGATGTAGGCTGTAATATAGGTGTTAATGTAAAGGATAGTGTAGGGTCGG